TCAAGGTTTGTAGGAAAGCATCCCCAAACGGCTTAACATCTGTGCCTGATCTGCGTAGGCACTCCCATGCAAGCCAATAGATGTCTGATTGCTTTTGATCTTCGCGGAAGGCTCGGTAAAAGCCTTTCTTTGCGTACTGCTCAAAAGCATATTCAATGGCTGGCGTAATCTCGTGTGAAGATTCGCTGCCATCTGCCCTGACTACTTTTAGACTTGCCATTTTGCCCTCTTTCGTTTATTAGAACGAGCCTGTGTCGGCTACGGTGACTGCGGAGTTTACCGTAAAGGTTACATCCATTGTTGCCATGTCGCCCACGCCACCATTGATAGGTGTTAGGTTGTTCACCAAGATGTCGCCGCTGTATAACTCATTTGCGGCGGATACTGCTGCGCTTGAATCATTGATTGCCTTCCAAGCTACGGTTGTTCCGAAAGCTGCTTGAAGGGTTGCCAATACTTCGCCAGCTGCTTGATCATTGAGAAATGACACGGTAAGGGTTGCGGTTTCCAATCCCTTGACGTACTTTCTCGATGTGTCGCCCATCGCACTTACTTCTAGCTCGTCAAAAGTCTGGTTTAGGGTGATTGCAGTAACGTGATCAGAGAGATCCACGTTATTGATTTTCAACCCAACGTTGTTATTGAGAAAAACTGCCATGTGGATTACTCCTCATCTTTCTTAGCGGTTGGTTTTGCTTCTTTCTTTTCCACGGGCTTTACCTGACCGATTTTAGTCAAGAAACGCTCGCGCTCTTTGTCATTATCAGCCATGTTTAGCTCCAATCGGATAGAACGCTGATTGATACTTCACCAGTTAGCAGATCGCCTGCTGTACCAGTCAAGACTGCCGGTGCGCTGAAAGTATCGATTGAATATGCAATCGATGATGCTTCCAGTTTGTTTACTAAGTTCAAATAAAAATCTTCGATGTTGGTTAAATTACCTTGATTATCAAACATAGGTGCAACAACAACCAATTTGAAATTGACTTTAGGTTTAACCGTTTTATAGTGATCATTTGACGGTTCGATGTAAGGATCGCCCGGTTGCACTACCACGCTATTAGCAAGCAAGGTGGCAGGTGGGAAGGAAAACACCTGCCACGTTGCATTATCAGCTAGTGCAGTCGCGATTGTTCCCCGTAGGGTTGTTATGGCACTCACCCTACTTGACCGCCCGGTGCTAGATGATCCGCAAGCAAACCGCGCACGCGTGCCATTAGCGTGTTACCCATTCTGTAAGGGCTAGGTGTAAAGTCAGGTGAAATGCCCCCAGCGTTTGATGCTTGGCGCGCTTGCCATATATCCACGGCAATCATAAGTGTTGCTTGATTAACTTCCGGGAGTGTTTCGTAATCAATGTGAGTAATGCCATATACAACGCCGAAAGGTATTAGTGCGTTCTTAGCCTCAGCGGTGGCATTGTTTACTGCATAAGAAATTGAATCTGCCGTTGGAACGGCGGTGACGGTTTTAGAGCCGTTATATTTAGCACCGGCATTTTCCACGGTGACGGTTTGACCAACAATAAAATCATGTGGTTCGCTTGTGTAAATTGTAGCTACACTCGTAGTGCTCTCGTGGGCAACAACACTATATTTGTTAAACCATAATTTTGCTTTGACGATATTTTCTGCGGCTTGGCAGACTTCTTCGACAACAGCCGAGCTATACAAAGCGCCAATACCGAGTGCTGTACGCAATTCGGCTTCGGTGACGTATGTAGCTGCCATGCTGTTTCCTTTCTAGGTTAGACCCGGTGCTTAGGGCAAAAGCACCGGGCTAACGTTTACGATCTATAAGTTAGATCAGGCCTTGTTAAACCAATTGACCCCTGCCGCCACCTTCGTAGCGAGTGCTCCATATCCGTAGTAGAGCAGATCAATTGTTCCATCGGAATTTACATTGGTGCGAAGCTGGAATCGTGGTGACTCGTACCATGTGTAAGCATCTGGATTGATTACAGCCATTGAGTAATCAGCGGTTGCATCTGACCCAGAGCCAGTAAAGTTGCGTGAAACATAGAGATCAAGACCTGCTACGTTGCCACGGAAAGAAAGCGGTGAAACAACGCCGCCAGCGTTTGAAGGCTGTGCTGCATTGTAAATTGGGCGACCTGAATCATTATAGCCCATGATGTTGCCCCATTGATCAGGTGTGACCAAAAGGTTGCGAGCGAAACCGAGTGAAGCATTGTAAACGGCTGCTGCTGCGCTTGAAATGTATGCAAGCAATCCGGTTGCAGAGTTTGCTTGACCTGTTGCATTTAGAGTACCTGCACCCTGAATAGCTGTTGCAACATAGCTATCAGTTTCCTTTGCATACGCAAATTCCATTTGACGTACAAGCTCATCAAAGAAAGCCGGACTTGATCGGTCAATGAGCTCAACGGTAGTAATTGCGCGACCCTTGAAAGGCTTAACATTTACGGTGATGTAAGATGCAGTTAGTTGTGACTCTGAAATTGCTTGATTCTCATCAATCTGATCTACTGTTGGAACAGCAGTAATCTTTGGAATTTCAAAAGACATTCCAGCATCAGGAAGTGTGCCACGGCTGATTGAATCAATTACACCGCGATCAGCATTTGATAATGGATTTACGACCTCAACGAGTTGCCGGGTAGGAATCATGCCCGGTGCTGTTGATGTTTCGTTATCTGCTGCCTTTACATAAAGTGCAGCTTCTTCGTCACCAAGAAACTTAGCGCGTAGAGTGTTTTCAAGGTACTTAGCCTTTGTAAACTCTAGGCGTGGCTTGGTGTAAATCGGTGCGCTAACAGTTGGGCGAGCAGCCTCTACCGCAGGGGTTTCGACCACAGGCTCAACGGTTGCGGTGTCTGGAGTATTCTCCACGACTGCCTCGCTTTCGTTTTCGGTTGGTTTTTCTTCTGCGGCTTCTTCTTCGGAAGCTGCAACGCTCAAAACTTCTGCGCTCTTAAACGCAGCAGCTTGAACAAGACTTGTTTCCATCATTTTGGATGCGCGGATGCGATAAACATCTCCATCACGCTTGCCATCAATTACTTCAACGCCAACAGACAAACCGGAGCGCAGCGATTCAGCTGCCTCAATCAAACTATCTGTGCCGCGTTGCGTATTTGCCACTTTGAACGTTGCATAAATGCCATCTTCTTTTTCTGAGAAGCTGACCATGCGACCTAGCGGCTTTTTTGCATCATGCTCTAGCAATAATTTTGGCTTAGGGCTTGTAGGAATCTCAATAGATCCTTTTTCAAATACTACTTTACCAGCTGACGTAAAACCGACCTCATTCTCAAAAGGCACAATCTTTCCTGAGATGGTGCGCTCGGAGATTGAGCACTCGATTTCACTAGAGAACGTTAGGTGCATCTGCGTTTCCGTTCGGTGATAGGTTTTCCATTTCCATAGCTTGCTCTACGGTAATTAAACCAAGTGCAAGCATCTTTTCAATGACGGCTAGGCGCTCCAAAGCATTTACAGCCAAGAAAGCATCCTCAACGTCAAACTTAACAATATTTCCTCGCGCCGTAATGTCATCCATAGATAAGCGATCTTCGATTGCATGGACGTATGGCGCGAGGCTAAGACTTACAAATTGACGGCGCTCATCTTGCACATTTGCATAAGTCATGCTGTTATTCATGTCTGCGCTGATGTAATATGCCGGCACATTCATCATTCTTGCCACTTGTGTGCTCATGTTAGTTATCGCATCCACAAACATCATGTCGCGCGGTGAAAATGATGTTGGTTGATATTCAAGTGTCGATGTTAAATATGCTGTGCTGCGCTTTTCGCGTGCAGCTTTCCATGAAGTTAAAATAGCTTGCACTTCTTCTGGTGATAAATCTGCACCGTTATTCTTTAACACGCCGGTAGGCATCGGAGTTGCAGTTGCTAAACGCGATGCAGTTTCTAGATCAATTGCAGAACGCAAAGTGCGAGCACCGCGTTGCAAAACACCTTCATCTAATCCTTGAAATGTAATTAGCGAACCTAAGCCGGACATTGGCACGGCTTTGCCATCTACATAATATTGAGTAATGTAATTGGTTTGCGGATCTGAATCAAACGAAACGCGACCCGGTGCGATCCATTCAAAGCGTGCAGGTCTGCCATCATCAAAATAAGTTTCCGTAACACGCCAATAAGCGATTCCGTAGAATACGAGTGAGTCCACCGTAAAAGCTATCGTTACGCAACGTGGCTGATGTGCTGATGGTTGATCTAACCAAATTGGTTTTCCAATTTTTTCGCCAGTAGATTTTTTGTAAAGCTCTAATGGGAAACTGCCGATTGTTCCGGCAAGTAAGTTCCTGCACCTTGCTACGCTTGGCACGGTCATAGCTTCTTCACGACCTACTGCCGTTAGCGTAATCGGTAAATAATAATTAAACGCATCCGTCATTAACTGCGGTGCGGCTTGTGCCTCGATTTTTTGTCCACGCAGACGATCAAAGATACCCATTACCGGCTAGGATACCACACATAACCGACAAAGCGGACATTTAGACCGCAATAATTTGTGGTTTTGTTTGTGGCTTTAACATTTGATGGATACACATCGCCAAACCGATTGCAGCTGTAACGTCACCGGCAGATTTGCGCCGCACTATGCGCCAACCTGCATCTGTTTCTCTCGCAGCACAGTTGTTAATACTATCGACCAGCGATTGTTGCCCATTGTGCATGATGCGCTGATTTACGATGCTATCGAGCAGATCCGAACACGCCTGATAGAACACCTGACCTGACATATCAATGGTTTTTTGCCCGGACATGGCTAAACGCTCCGCTATCGATGCGGTTGTGTATTTGTCAAAGCAAATCAATCTTGGTTTGTATTTTTTAGCCCAGTCATGCACTTCAACCGCAATCTTTAGCTCATCCACGGCTGTGTTGCTGTGAAACTGCGCTATAACGCCCACAGCAATCTTTCCATCATCCATTTGTTGCGCTGCAACCAAGCTGGCATCCTTTTTGGTTACGGCTATGTCAATTGCAAAGATGGTAGTGCGACCCGGCATGATTTGTAGATCCTGCACGGTCAAATCCTCGAAAGCGCGATGTGGAAACGGACTGCGAAGGGCGGTAATCCATTGGCACAAGGTTTCCGTGCGCGTGGCTTCTAAACTAGATGTGGCAATTGATTCTGCAATCGTTTCTTCATCTACCAAATAGCCTAAAGCTGGATTTGCTTGATACCAGCCGTCTTTATCCCATATATCGCAAAAGTCTGGTGCTGAATACTCCCAATAGCCAAAGGTCTTAGGTGGATAGCTCTGAGCTCTACTCCGCAAATCATTTAATACTGTGCTAAACGCATCCCCGGCATTACTTGTTAGGAATATCTGACTGTTTGGACGAGCTCGCGTAATTGGTCGCGCAGCAGTCCAAGCCGCCTCGTCTATTTCACGCACTTCATCTACGAACAACAGATCCGCGGTCTTACCACGGCTACCATCTCTTGTTGCCGCGACTATCTCATATCGAGCACCATTTAAGAGCTCTAATGATTCCTGACCATTAGCCACGCGGATCTGCTTTAGCTGTGTCCGTAACAGCGGGGTTTCCTCAACCAGTTCACAGACTTTGCGAAAGGTGTCCAAAGCCATAGCTCTGTTTGAGGACATAGCAACAATAGACTTTTCACCGAATAAATACAACCCTGCCAATATGCGAATACGCGCTAGATGAGTTTTTCCGGCTTGCCTCGACACTAATAGCAAATTGGTCTTACGAATAAATTTATTTTCTTTATCTACCTTCAACATGTCGGTGAGGACGTGCTCTTGCCACGGCAGCAGCTTTTGGTTTATTGATTCCAGCCACGGCAGCACTTCATCAATGCGAGATTTACCTTTTAACGGCGCATTACTTAAACGCGGCTTTGTGCTGCCCTTGCGACTAGCCATTTCAAGTAGCCCCCGTCTGATCTGACTTAATGAATGGTGAGTCCGGAGTGATTCGGACTAAAGTGTGTCCATTTTGTACGGATTTCTCCACATTTTTTTGGATCGGGGAGAGCGAGTTTGC